TACTCTTATTATTTACCCACTTATCAAAGAAACGCTTTGGCTGCTTGTCTATAAGATTAAATAGTGTAGATTCTACAAGTTCATTAGACATACGATCTGCAGACATTCCAAACAGACGTAAGCACTGACGCATCTCTTCAAGAGACAGTTTATCAAACTCTTTGATAGCATCACGACGAAGCTTATTCTGCTTATTCTGTTCTACTGCCTCTGCTTCACGATTAATCAACAGATAATCTTTACCTGCATCAAGTTTGTCAAGTGAAGTAGCAACTCTTTTATGACCACTGAGAAACTTAATAATCATAGCCTGACGAGGAATTGAATCATCAAGCAATAATGTACGTGTTCCTATTTTTACACAGAAAGTCTGCCAAAAATCAGATGTTTTAGACAAATGTCCGTCTTCATAACCTAAAGCTTTCTCAAAATATTTCTCGTCTTCTGGGGTGAGACCCGTATAAATCGACCCGGAACGTGTAAAGTAAGGAGCGATGTAATCAAAACAATTCTTATACTTAATCAGCCCGATCCAGGGATTCTTCTTTTTAATTTTTAATTCAACTACCATAATATTACATTAGTATGTTGAGTATCGAACTGGGGGCTTACGCCCCCGTCGAATACTTATGTTTATTTTTTATTAGGCGCCAACTGTAAATACGCCGTCGTTCTGAATTTCAGTATCCTCTGCATCGCAGTACAGAATACCGCAAGACAGCGGGTTACGAACCATAATACCAACTTCACCGAGGAAGTGTACCTGGTAACCATCGCGGCTGTTAGAACGCAGAGTGTTGATGCTATTAGCATAACCGTTAGGTGCAACAGAACCACCAGTATACCACTGCACGAACTCACGACCCTTGCGGCAAACCTTTACGATATTTGCCTGACCGTCAAAGTTACTAATGTTAACGAACAGGAACGTATACGACATCAGTGGTTTGCCAGTCAGAGGATGTAACTGACGGAACAGCTCCATGTTATCAAACATAGGACAACGCTTCAAAGAAAGCTCGATTCCGTTAGTCATCTTATAAGTTGTGAACTGACCACCAAGAGTCAGGTTCTGACCAGAACCCGTTACGAAAACATTGTCAACGAGGTTGAAGCTAGCAACCTTCTCTTTCAGGATACGATCGAATTCACGAATACCCATTTCACCAGTCAGAGCAACGAACTTACGCTCGTTAGTACCTAGAATGTTGTAGCAGAGGTCGAACAGATAATCTTCGAACAGCTCAGCTGTAAGAGTCGTATAGTAACGAATATTAGCCGGAGAAATCTGCTCAAACAGACCACTCATCGTAGGAACCATTTTGTTCATTTCGAATCGCTACTTCGAAATCGGAAGGCGTCCGGTCTACCACACCTTCCAGCTGTATATTTCTACACAGATCAGACCATATCAAAACCCATTCTAATAAACTAGAAGTAGGGTTGTTTCCATTTCGGAGCGCTTGCTCCTACTCCCTCGCCAGGGATGGTCGTTGAACCTTCACTATTGGTTTTTTCTATATCAAGTATCCTTTATAATATCCTGACGGAACTACTTTACCAGTATTTGCATACTTATTTATTGTTCCAACTTGATAAGCTTTTCCAAAATATTTACAAGCTTTGTGCGCATTTTTAAATTCTAATATTTCTCCAGTTTTAGAATTTATAAAAATGTAATTATATAAATCTCGATTTCCTATTTCGAAAGCGTGGTGAGTATTTTCTTTTGGAGTAACCCATCTGAGATTTTCAACTCTATTATCAATTCTATTACTGTTTATATGATCTACTTGGGTTAAATGTTCAGGATCTTTGTTCGGAATAAATGCCATAGCAACTAACCTATGAACCATAAATTTTTTATTCCTTTCTCCAAAGTTAACTTTAACTCTCATATATCCGCCTTTTGAATAATAAGGCTTCATAAAATCTTGCAAATATTCTGACCATATCCTACCATCATTTGTGACTTTATATTTTGTTTCATATCCATTCAAATTGATAGGAAATGGTTTAAAAACCAAGTCGTGCTTGGCTGCTGATTGTCTATTCATCTTTATATCCATATGATGTTTATACAAACTTAATTGTAATTATATTTAGAGTTTCCAGCAATTAAGAAACTTAATCGCGCAGAGATTACGCTCTGCGTGCCCATTTATTTAAAACGATGATTTTTAAAAGTTTAGGACGTCCGTTTGTACCCTTGTTGATATAAGTACCGTCGCTCAAACGGTTGCTCTTAGAGAACAACAGAGCGGTTTCCTCACGCTTCTTCCACTCACGGAGAGCCTTCCAATACTGATAATCAGACCACAGATATGAGCTCTTACCAGTCTCAGGATCCTTCAGAGCGATAGCCAGTACAGTGCTGTAAGCATCACCGGTGATGTCGTAAGACAGACGCAGATTCTGCAGATGATTGCGCATCTTAAACGGAGTCTGATAGTTGATGATATCAGCCTCATCGCTGTACTCCTCATAAGCAGAGCCGATACGGCTTACCTGACGGCCGGGCATCAAGAACTCACCAGGAATGTAAGCAGCCTGTGAGCCGTCGATAACATAACACTCGTACACCCAAGCGCTACCATCCTGATAAGGAAGACCGGTCGTACGAACCTGGAACTTATAGTCATCAAATGACAGGATTGCACCAGGACCAAACCAGCGCTCTTCGAGAGCCAGATAAATAGGAGTATTGTTCAAGCCAGGAGTCTCGGTCAGATAATTATCATAAGTAATTTCTTTGCCATTCCACTTAGCCCAACGAATGTTAACAGCGTGGTCAGCATCAACCTGAACAGCCCACTCGAACTCGCGGTTTTCGATAATCATAGTTTTGCCCAGACCACCGGTAAGAAGATCGATCGTAGTTGAAATACCATCGTCCTTAGTACCAAATACCAGTGAAAGCAGACCAGAAACCTCGTGAGGCTTGGTCAGCAGAGCGTTAGAAATCATGTTTTCATCTACCAGGTCACTGAAACGACGTCCGCGATACAGCTGGAGATTATTAAGTAAAGTATTATTCATATATGTTTAAATCTTTATTCTTGCATCAGAACATCCCAGAAACTAGGTCTGTTACTGATTTCTGTTTGTCATCGGCATTATACTAGCTATGATTTTTAGCTGTATGCCTTAGTAAATTCCTAAGTTTTTCAGCAGCGGATGACTCACCATCTCTCTTGGCAGTTGAAATCAAACTGTCAGCCTTCATGGTAAAGTATGCAGATTCGATTAAATTCTTTGATAAATTCTTATTGAAATCTTTAGTATACTGTGACTGACCGTTTTGATCAAGTTTAAAGATATAATCGAACAAAGCTTTACGATCCTCTTTAGGAACGTTTATACCACGTATATTAGTAAGGCTTTGTATATCCCTACTTACAGTGTTAAAGAACTCTCTAGACTGCTCTTCTTGCTGTCTAGCAGCTTCTTCTTGCTGACGTGCAGCTTCTTCAACTTCTCTCTACCTAATCTCCTTCAATCTGTCAAGTGCATCCTCCGCTTCATCATAAAGTACATCGCTATCTTCGTATCTAGTTATCTTTTTATTAATTTGTTCATCTGTATAGCCACTATACTTCATGAATTCGCGTACTACTGCTTTTTGATTGTTCTCGTCTTCGAGATCGATATTATCTATAGTAAGAGCTTCTTGCTGCTTCTAATAGAAATCCTCAAACTTACCGCCCTGTTTGACATACTCGTCGAGCGCCTGTATACGCTCGTCTGCATACTCAGGAACAGAGTTCTGTTTTACAACTTCTGCAAAATAATCAGCAAGGCCTTGTGTATTCAAAGGTCTATCTTTTTCATCGATCTCGTCCATATTCCACCCAAGTTTATCACCGATTGCATCGAACAGCAGACCTACCTGCTGAGCTTCGAGCAAATCTGCATCTGTAGGCTCCTGATCATTGTTTGGATCCTCTACAGGTGGTTCATTAACTGGAGGTTCTGGATTAGTAACTTGCGCAGGATCCGGCTCTGGAGTCGTATCTGCATGCGCATTTGGATCGTCATTAGGATCCGCTGTAATGCCGTCCTCAGGATCTACTGTCACTGGCGGCGTTTTCTTATCATCGTCTGGTTCTACGATTGGGTCTGAGAACTGCTCTAGGTCGTCAATATTAGTTACACCTCCGCCTTCTTCGGCGTTAGAGTAAATATTGCCTAGCAAGTCGTTAAACCCGCTCGGAATAGTATTCTTCTTTTTTGCCATATTGCAATATGTTAATTCTTAATTAATTTATTTGTTTCGCAGTTCATTCTGCGTATTTGTTATTCAAACATCGGATCAAATATTTTAATATTTCCCAAAGCATCTATACCAACGTTCTTCTATCCTAAATCTGTTACATTATAAGGTCCGCCTATGCCATTTACGGAATAAACTCCAGGTTTTGTAGGAATTGGTTTGTATCCAATGCGAGAAAAAGCATCGGGATTCATTTTCCTGATAGCAGACAATTTTCCAGATGGCGTTTTTCCGTTTGGTAAGACATATTGTCTTGTAAATATCTAAAATGGGTCTGCAACTTTTTTTAATGGTATTACCTTTTGCTATGAAAATACAGGTAAATACCTATTTTCATCTTTTATGAACCCTTCATAAGATAACCTTGGAACTTCTGGTAGATTGTTTATTCTTAAAGATTCTTCTATATAATCTAACAAATCGTTTTTATTTGTTATTTGCACATCTGGAGAACCTCCGTCGGTAATTTTTAAAACTCTATTACTGTTTCTCAAATCTTGATACACAGTTCGTTCGGCGCCTCTTCCAATGTAGTCTCCGATCATGTCGTCTAGCTAATAATCAGAAAGTTCATTTATGCTAGGATTAGAATAGTTTACTTTTTGTCCGTAATATTTATATTCACTTGGCATAATGGTACCATTTTTATATATATATCCGTCTTTAATTTTAGACTTTCGATTTAACTTGTGAACAAAACCAGCAAACTGATTTCTATCCTATCGAGATCCGAGTATATGAACTTGATTTGGATTTAACGCAACTATTTCTGGTTCCCCGGGGTTTCTCATATTAGAAACACCTATAACTCCATCGTGCTAACCTTCTTTTATCGCCTTTTCCGTAAGTTCTTTTCTCCATAATCCAGATACGTCAAGATTTCTGTTTTTATTAGGAAATATTTCTAACGGGTTTCTAATATCTACCTTGCTATAAACCATTCTGTCAAACGGAAGATGATTTTCGCTAGGACTAAAGTAAAAACCGTACCCACGTTTTATCTTACCGGGATCAAACTGTTCGAATGGTTTTGCCCACGTAGAATGATAAACTATATCTTTTACTTTTGAGTTTGGAAATATAGATTTTACATAATCCTAATAATCTAATACATTTCCACCTGTATCTAAATACTGCGGCGAAGAGTTATATGTACGGAGTATTGGATTTTTATTAAGACCTCGCCTCATCGTTTGTGAGAGCAAAAAATTTCTGCCATATTGCATTGTAGGTCCTGCTATTGATTTTATGGCTCCTGGTAATCCAAACGCGACAGCATCTGTAATCAATCTTCCAGCAGTACCCAAATTCTAGCCAGTAGCAGCTTCTACATAGGTAGATGGAGATACTGTCTTCATCATCTATTCAAGACCTTCTGCACGTTTAGCATCGTCTTTAGCTTTCTGATATTGTTGATTTGCATACTATTTAGCAGCCTAAGATTGTTTGCGCTGATAAGAACTTCTTGTATCTGGACCAACTGCTTCTGCAGCATGCTTACGTTGAGCTTCTGCAATAAAGTTTCTCTTTATAGGCTATACGGGCTCCTATCTTTGAACAGAAGTATTATCAGACTTTTCTACAATTCTTCCTGCATTGTAAACCTATTCTCCAGCCTTCCACTTAGTAAATCTTTTTCTAAATTCAGTTGGGTCTTTTTTCATCGTATTATTGGCATTAGTGTTGATATACTGCGCATAAATTCATCAAACGACGGAAGCCTTAAATCGTATCCCCCATAAGAAGGGCTTCCTGCGCCCATCCACGAATTAATCTTACCTGTAGCAGGATTTTCTAATGGAGAATTCGTCAATGAATAATCTGTATTTATGTCTGCCGGTACTATCACGGGCTTCATCCACGTCTAACTATATATCTATCCGTCTGTTGGTTCGTAATACGGATTATATCCTTCTTTCAAATCATTCACAATACCTTTCATTACTGTGGGGTGTACAGGTGATTTCAAATACATTCCTGTAACGTAATCCCTAGTAGGAAGATGCCCGGCCTCATCTGGTGTATATCCAAGCTAGTTTGCTCTATAATAATTATAGTTTTCGTTTTCAAACGGTACTCTAGACATAGAAGAGTTCGCATCACTCAACGCCCTTTCTACACCAGCACGCTCTTCTGCTCTGCGTTTAGCTAATCCTCGAAGTTTTCTATCTCCTGATGCCCACATAGATTTTTGAATATCATGTATAGAGCTTTTTCCTTTATAATAAGATTGCAAAACTGGCACAACTCGTTTTTTAAAATTTCCAGCACCGACATTGTAAGAATAACTATATAAATGATCTGCTAGATCTGGATTAGATAGTACAAAATTCCTTATATCTGCAGGTAAAGCTTTTACAAACGAATCAGCTTCTGCTTCAAATGACTTATTTGTCCCAACAACCTTTCCGCTCAATGGGTCTATTGTAGGGCCTGACATCGCTGCACCTTCCCAATTTGATATTCTTCTTTTTATAGAAGCGCTTGGCACAAACTGCAGTTTTGTTTTCTTCTTTTGTTTATCTGAGTTTTTTGGCATATTTCTATTAATATTCTTACATTCAACACTTCTTACCGTACTGTATTATTGAATATTTACAAAATCTATTAGCAATACGTCTTTATCTGTACCTTTTGCTATATTCTTTTTATTGTGTAATTTTGCATATACCCAAGGCCACCAGTCGTCAATATATTTAGGACTTGTTACAGATGAATATAACTCTTCTATACTTACAGATGTACCAAAATCATAATCTACATTCCAATCATATAAATTACGTCCGAGACAAAATATTATATTTTTATAAGTAGATTGTATATAATTACAATAGTTTACAAATGAAGTCCTCTGAAATTCTGAATATTGCTTCTTTGTTCGTGTATCTAACAATACTCTTACGATAACATCCTTCTTATCATTAAGCCATTGCAAGTCTTTATCTATATTATCTATTTTGTATTCTGTAAGTCCGTGTACTATTATAGGATCGCCGTTTTCATTGAAGCGCAGTCTTAAATCAAAACATCGTACGTTATATTTTTCATACTAGGTAACAATGTCGCAATTTTGACACTTTGCCATAAATCCAACAATCCTCATCCACCATTTACGCGGCTTTAAATAACTCCATGCGTTGTGACTACCTATTACCATAATTCTAAGGATCTATTCTGTTACCTACTAAGTTAGCTATCACGTTTGTCATAAAATCATTGGCTTCATTGTGCTATACAAAGCGAAGTATAGCTCTTAGAAGCTCATTGTTCTATCTTGTAAGCTCTAAGAGCTCTTGTTCTTCACTTCTTGTCATTTCTCTCCTGATACTTTATTAGCTCTAGCTGTTCTAGCTTTAATCTTCTCACGCTCTAACGCAGCGTCATCCTTCTACTTCTGAAGCTCCATCTCATGCTTCATGCGGTCTCTTTCAAGTTCGATCTTCTTATCTTCGATGTTCTTCTTATACTTCATCTCACGATCTTTAACGAACTCTCCAGAACGTATCTTCTGCTGCTCCATAGCTACCTTATACATCTCCTCAGGATCAGGTATGCCGTTAGCATTAATATCCTTCTCTTCAGTACCACGATAGGTAGAAATCTCAGCTACCGCAATCTTCGTTTGGTTATCTGCATCAATCTTATATCTTTCAAGATCCATCTTAGCTTCCTCAAGCATAAGCTCTTGTTCACGCTGTTCGTTCTGCATCTGCTGAAGTTGTACAGCCTGTTCTTGCTGAGCTTGCTGCTGTTGCTGCATAAGTTGTTCTTGACGCTCTTGCATCTCCTTAAGCTTCTGCTTAATAACATTAAAGTTATCATTAGTAAGTATCTCTGCAGCTTCTAGAAGAGATGCCCCATTCTGCATAGCGGGTTGTATAAGTTGTTGAAGCTTTTGGATATTCTCAACATCCTTAGACGTATCACTTACGAATACATCCATATCTTCATAGTAGAACTTATCTGATATATCTATATAAGCACGTTCTCCGTTATCAAAGATATAACTAAGCTTCTTCTTACCAGATTGTTCCCACGCACCTTTAGCAGTATTTAAAAGCATATTGAGTGCATGCTTCTTACATTGATTGTGTACCCAAAATAAAGGTTCGGTAATGTGTGACGATTGTACAACACTACGTTCTACATTACCAACAAGCTCATTCTAAGAGATTGCACCCTATCTCTGTTCTGTAATACCGGATATAGTGCCAGCAAGTTGTTCGATCTTATCCATCAGCTGAATGTATTCCGCTATGACGTTCGACATAGTAAGATCGAGAGATGTTATTTGATTGAACGCAGCTGGGCGACCTCCTTCTCTTCCGGGCACATTCCATCCGCAATTGTGTACAATTGTGAAATCGTTAAGTAAGAATAAATGATCTCCGTCTATAGTAAGACCACAATATTTTCCAACTCCTTCATACTCTACAGTGAAGTGAGACAACGTACGTTCTGTACGTTTCTTCTCCCAATGATATTGTTTTCTAGGAAGCTTGCAAGGAATATCGTATTTACCGTCAAGTATTCTTACTGTGTAAGTATCTTGACAAATACTCTCTTTTTCATTATCCATTATGTGCTTCTTTCCAGAAGTCTTATAATGACTAACGGTACATTTAAACCCAAGAGATCTTGCTATGAACGCAAAAGCGTCTACTATATGTTTTCTATTAGCGCTTTGGCTAAAAGAATAAACTCTATCTCTTTTGGAGAAATGTCCGTCGGTATCAATAAGTCCCGCAAGAAGCTGAAGTCTGTCCTTTACAGAAGAATATATATAATCTGCAGGAATCGCTTTATTGGAATATATTCCGTAAGCACGTAAACATTCTTTTAACATGTTTTTACGTTTATCGCTTACTATAGATATATTTAACGCCTTGTTTCCTTCACAACCGCATGAACTAATTGTTGTACGCATTTCGTGCTCCTTTGCCCACTCGGTAAGATATGTTACGATCTCTACGTCTTCGCTTGTAAAACATGCCTTGTTAGTAGACCCATCACCTAACCACAATCCTAAAAGATATGGATCAAGAAGAATGTTTGAATTTGGATTATATATATCTATTTCGTCTGCTCGCTCTAAATATCTATTCTGCTTTATATAAGACTTTTCCGAATCCTCTTTTATAATCTCAAGTGGATTTGTAAGTTTCTCGGACAGCGTTTTCTTAAAGTGGTTCTTCTCGCGATAACGTATTAGGTGTTTGCTATTAACTATCTGATCTTCACATCCGCTTCCGGCTTTTAGTCGATACATGTTATCTATACCAACGTGTCTATCTAGCACTTTTCTAGGTTTACCATCAAGACCCATTACAGAATCTCCAATTTTTATATTCTCTATTTCTTTAATAGTCCCGTCGGCCATTATAACCTTTGTACCGAAAGCCAGACACTCATAAGGATTGATAAAGTTTACGCCAACTGAAGATAAGTAATGCATCCATCTTTCTGGCGAAATATTCATAGACTTTGGTATCTGTGTGATATCCATATTGACAACCTTACCCTTATCTCGCGCTATTGCAAGTTCGAGTCTATACCACAGTACAATATACATATATTGTAAAGGTTTTAGTATACTTACAAGAGATCTCGGTTTGCTGTTAGTATTGCTATAAACAGCGCCGGTGTAAGGAAGTTTTTGTGCATTAGGATTATCTATACTTACATGCTGATATTCTAACGGCTGTATACCAAAGTACAAATCAGAACCAGCTCTATAACCCTCCCAAACTTCTATAATCCAGTCTGGAGTTATATCCAGTTCCACGCCTGTTTTCTTATATGTTTCATCTACAATCTCTGTTTGAGGAGTACCTGTTTCATCCATATAAGTAACATAGAATATCTTCTTGAATGATTTCCAGCAGCAGTGCCATACATTTATCTAATGTCTACTCTTTTGGTCGTATATAGGATTATCGTATATGCGCAATTGTATACCACTAAAGTTGTCTACAATGTCTTTATCTCCCATATCATTTGAAGGTCTACCGGTAAGCATTTCATTGAGCTTATTCAAATCATTTTCAGACAACTTATCATAATATCTGTCGTATATTTCTGCAACAGATAATCTCATACGTCTACAGCACCAAGAAGCATCTTCTACGAATTCTAAGTCTGGAGATTGATCGTATGCAAAAAATATTGGGTTTACCCTCTCCAAATAAGGCTCATCGTTCTGCACGCCCACGTAGTATATTTCGGTGCCAGAGATAAGAGCATCTTTCCAGCCTTTAATAAATTCATTGTCTAAGTTAAGTTTTTCTCTAAGATAAACAAGCGTATGATACGCTGTATTTTCAATTACATCTTTATAATCCTTAGACATATATTTAGCAATAGCTTCTGGAGGCATTATCTCGCCGTTAGCAAGTTGTTGCTAAAACTACATAGCTTCTTCTTCGCTCATTTTAGATGTAATAGCAGCCATCATGTACTGCATTAACATCTCTTTCTCTTTGTCCATAAGTTCTGAAGCGGCTTCTTGAGAAGTTCTCACTACCCTGAAATTCATCGGCCTCTTTGTCTCTTCACCTATAAGGAGGTCCACCTTAGGCCTAATTATATTGAAATCTTGTGGGGTAGCTGGAAAACCGTCATCTACTTTAAACGGATTTGTAATCCTCTTGAAATCCTTTTCATCGAATATGGAATTATAAAGATCGTAATAGGTCTGTATCTCTCCGAAGCGGGTTTTTTGCATGCCGCCAGATACAACGTTGCCCTCACCAATGATATAATTTACACAGTCATGCTACCACTTTTCGTCTTTCTTTTTTAGTGATAGTTTCTGTTGAGGGAAACTTGAATTATATAAATTATCTTCTACTCTAACCATGGTTAAAAACTAAATATAGGCACATCGTCTCGCTACTCCTCTATATCAGTATCCCAGTAACTAGAACTGAATAGTGGTAATTCAAAGAGTTCGACCTGTTTATTTTCTTCTTTTGCAGCGGACACTTTTACTTGGTATAGTTCTTCTCTATATATCATGACCATACACAAAGCTATAAGACGGTCTACGTTTTTGATACCGTCATTCTCTATAAGTTCTTCTATAAGTGGCTCGCTGTATACTCTTTCTACATTAGGGTGTCCTGGTTCGTATTCTTCCAACAACCATTCGAGTATTAATCCTTCTCCATACGCCCTAATCTATTTTGTCATGTGACAGCCTTTTCGGCGCTGTACTCTACTGTCTTTAAAGACTTCCGTAATTATTTTATCGGGTTGATCCGCTAATAAGTAGTCGCAATGTTTGTTTGTAAAGTACGGATATATTCCTTTACGTTCATTCTCAAACAGTAGTCTAGCATTGTAGAATGTTAATAACTTTCTAACATTCTCATAATATTCTTCTGCTGTATCTGGTCTACCAGAATACTCTGCTACAATCACGTCGTTCCAGGCTTCTCCTGCTCTAACTCTTTTAAATATGAATGTAGATCCTAAGGAGTTTGTAAACGACTCATCGTGATCATACGGGTCACAACCCCCAATGTATAATCCGAATGGTGGGTCGTTGATTGGGTATTCCCAGATGACTACTGATCCTTCTGGTTTGTCATCTTTCTTTAAATGATAAGTAGTAATATCGCCAGATTTTTTCTCTGTTGCTTTTACTTGACCATTACCATCCCAAGACAAGTCTACTACATGCTTCATGTTCTTTATCTTAGTATTTGTTCTTATCCTTGTCAACTAATCCATCAGTAGCTTTCTTGGGAAGATGTTCTTACCTAATTCCAAGCAAGCTTCTTGCGGCTTTATAGGACGTTCTGATATGAAACGGTCAATTGACTATTGAGTAGCCCCTCCGTCTTTAACTTTGTTTCTTTGATTTATTAACTCATCTATTGCTTTATCTACAAGACTGTTGCCGTCTTTATCCATGAACTTCGGGTTACCATCTTCATCATCGCCTTCCATATTCCAATAGGCTGGAGCAAAGAATCCGCATCTCGTATTCTCTGCGCCATCGTCCCATATGTTAGGAAAGCTAAGGATATTGAATGCGTCTGGATGATAGAACATATTCTTCAGTCCGTCAAACGAAGAATTGTGCGTAATTATACCATTGGCTGTATATGTATGAGTATCATCTGCGGTAAGATTGTATACCGTTTGACTACCAATGTTTTCGACGCTTGTAACAGTTTCGTATTGAAAATTATTTCTATACCAGCGTTTTTTCTTCTTACATATTTCTGCAATTGCGCATAAAGCAGCTTTTTTGTGTGCTACTCTTGGATTAACATTTTTCCAGAAATTTAGTAAACTGGTTTTGTCTGTAATTTCAACATTATAATACGGGTTGACGTCTCGTATTTTTCTATTTCTGTTACGCCGTATCTTTTTTTGTATGGCCGCATGAACACCTATTTTCTATAACAAATCTCTAACATCTTTTGCAAGATTTAGACTTACTGTAGTAAACAATGCATTTGCGGAAGGTAATCTATTTCCATACGCATTTCCTACTCTGATACAGCCGTCTGTATCAAACAATCCGGCGAGCATCTCACAGCAATCGTTCTTTGTACATGAGAATACTTTTTCGGGCAATCTTTTGTTTACTCCAGTTTGACCTTGTATACCAAGTTCTTTAAGTTTATTAATTATTTTACGAATTCTTAAAGCTCTAAATGTTCTTCCGTCTTTTGTAGTATAGGGTTTTTTTGTATCTATACAATCGTAATTGTTTTCTACGTAAGAAGTAATCTCATCATCTGCATTAAATATATACGGAGAAGTACCTACGTATGTACCATCGCCTACAAGCAACCCTATTAAATACGGATCAAATATAGTTTCATTTCCAAAAACAGATGTGTCCTAAGATATTGCAATAAGATCTCCAGGTTTTAAATTTTCGGCATCAATCCATTCCCAAACTCTACATTTGTTATAATCATAATGATTACTTGCATATATTGGATGGTCTATACTACATGACAACGTTCTATATTGATTAGTAGATATTTCAACACATTTCTTTTGTGTAGGATTATTTATATGAGATATGGTGTTTACTACAGATTCTTGTTTTTCTTCGTCATAACCAAGAATACCATCAGATATAGAAACATCTTCAATATTTATACGCCTTCCATCTGCTGTGTACACTTTGTTTCCAGCAGTCAGACAACCTTCTGTACCACCTGTACCAAAAGCTATAAGTAATCCGAACGCATGGCCATCGTCAGTTTCTACTGCAGGTTGTTCTACGCGCCATGCTGTTTCTAGGTTGGGGAACTTACCACCTTCCTCAAACAACACAAGCTTACCACGAGTACCACGAAGACGTTCTGGGTCATTCTTCAAAGTAATACCTGTAATAGCTGATAAGTAACCCTATTCTGTTTCCTTTCCAAGCTCGTCTTTAACTTTAAAACCAGATACTCGCTCCATACGAGTAGAAGTTAAACGTTGTTTTGACCAGTCTGTGTGCTTGTCTATGAAGTCCATGATTTGCCAGGCTTTTGTAAGGATTCCATCGCCTACAAGGAATTTCTGCTCACTTGCTACAGCAAAATTCTTACTTCCTGGGATGAGTTCATAATTTCTGACCAACATAGATGCTCCTTTGAAAGAATATCCTCTCTGTCTGCACTTAAGAACCGCCATATGCTTTCCTTCATTTTCAGCCTCTTCTATAGCATGGAAATAATAATAGTCTGAGTCCCAGAACCTAGGGAAGCCGAATATACGCTCTCTACGGGTTCTTTTGTTACCGTATCGGTCTGTATATTCAACTTCGTCTAGCTTCATTATGGGGCAATAGTTTAAATAGAAGTAATGGTAGCCAGTAATAGCATCTCCATCGTCTGCTACGTATCCATTAAGACAGCGATCTGTTTCTCTGTCCCAATATGAATTGTAGTCTGTTGTGCCTCTTGGGGCAAGTGTATAGCATCCATGCTCTTTAAAGAACAGTGCAGCTTGACAAAACTTTTTAGAATTTTGGATCTTTTTATTAAAGTCTACCATAAATAATATTAGATTAAATCTTCTAAATCAAATACCAGTTTCTCTGGATATCCAGTAGTAAAATTGTAATTCTGTACATCTTGCACACTTGTGAGCTGGTTAATGGTAGCCAGGTGCTGAGATGTAACATTGTATGCTGTATATGCATACTGTCTAAGTACACCAAGAGCAGCTAAGAACTTCTGACAATTAAGCTCAAGTGTTATACCAAGTTCGCGAATATCGAAGTTGTATGTATTCTTTACTTTTGAACAAGCTGTTACGTCACCTTCAAGCGAAGTACGCAAGTCTCTGTCAAGCCAATAATCTGTTATTTTAACACCGTTTCTACGAATTTCAAATGAGTTCACAGCATCAGAAGAGTCATACTTCAAAAGATCCTTACATTTTGTTTCTTTAGCAAAATGAAGTTCCTTTTCAGCAATATAATTCTTCCAAGTCACAAGATCTTCTTGCAGCTGACTTACATCGGGAGTATCTTCTGTGATATATTCATAACATTCAACCATATCACCATTTTGAACTCCGTCGAGATGCACTACATATAAATTACCAATTCTACTAATTTCTGCGTAACCTTCTGCAGGAACGCTAACTTTCATGAATCGTGTCATTGTTGTATATTTATTTTATTGTTTTTAACACAGATTATGTTGCATTTGTCTTTCACGTTGTTCCACAATTTCTATTTGAATCTATACGAAAAGTAATGTTTTAACAGTCCAAAATAACTATTCATTCTTATCATAAACAGTTTGCGTTCTTCTTCTGTATGTTTGCCTTTACTATTCCACCTTTTTACAACTTTGCTAGAATTATACTTCATGCGTTTGCCAGAATAAATACAATCGTATTTTAAAAAACATCCTGTAAAATTTACACCTCTTTTTACTTTTTGTATATATATTTTATTGCGGTGCAAAATTAAACCAAGATTATTCTTTAACTTTATTCTTATTTTGTTTAAAAGGTTTAATAATAATTTTTTATCTTTGTACATTATTACAAAATCATCCACATATCTGCCATACATTAGTTTTCCATCATATTGTGAAGAAACCCATCTGTCAAACACTGTCATGTATATGTTTGCGAAAATCTAACTTGTAAGATTCCCTATTGCCAATCCAGTATTCCAATTGTGGAACAAACTCTTTTTGACAGGTAAATCATCCCATAACCTTAGATCTCCACATTTTATACAATTACTTTGTGGACGATGTAATATTACTAAAGACACTAACCAAATCCACCAGTCTGTATCATTATGTATATGTTTTTTAATAATATCTATAACAAACTTGTGTAATAAGTTTACATCTATAGAAGTAAAGAAACTGTTTATGTCGCATTTCACGATCCATGCTTCAGATTTAAAATCGTTTGTAACATCTTTCATCATACTCGATACCCTTTTTATTCCATACATTGTACCTTTATTTTTTCTGCACGCGTATGAATCAGATATCATTATACTTTCGAATATCTAATTAAACTTGTTCACTATCAAATGATGAACTATTCTATCTCTGAAAGATGCTGCAAATATTTCTCTTAATTTTGGTTTTGACACACAAAATGCAATACTTGTACTGGGTTTGTATGTCATTAAATTTAGTTCTTCCCACAGACGGTAGTTTTCTACTTCGTAATTTAGTTCGTACTCTAATGCAGACCTTTTTCTACGTTTCTTTCGTCTACACGAATAGTAAGCGTCATATACTTCCTCTAATGTAATATGTTCTGTGGTTAGACGCGAAGAAAGGAACTACAACATAGCTGTTGTTCTTGTTGTTGTTGTTAAGAGAACTAGACCAATAATAAGCGTTGTTGGCATTGTTCTGCGTAAATGCTGCATCTGATCTTTCAAAAAGATATGTGCTTACCCTAACGAAGAGGAGAAAGCGGCAGCTCCGTTTAACCTACAAGAGGAATGCTCTCCTGCATCACCTTGACTCTGCAGCTCTGGCATGTTGCGAAGAATTTTTCCATCCCGTAGCCTACTTAGATAAAGAATCTATAATCAAAGCCAAACAAGTACTTTGTTTTATAGATAAATATCTAAGTTCACCAAATAGTCGAATGCGGGATTTTATTCCGCCTATCAGCTATAAATATTTTACTAAAATATTATATCTTTCATTTGGATACACATTTGCTTCATATACTAAATCCATTGCATCCAACGCCATGCTAATGGCATGTCCGTATTCTCCATACTTAATATGTTTTGGGACATTGTTTATATACGTATATAACTACTGTGCTAAAAGATATGTGTCTCTATATATTTGTAATTTTTCTGACGGCATAGCAACAATTAAAGGAAGTATAGATACTTACACAAAAAATAAAACCAACAAAGGGATAAAGAGATAAAGATTAAAACGCGAAGAAAGGAACTACAACATAGCTGTAGAGCTTGGGGCTGTAGTTAAGAGAACTAGACCAATAATAAGCGCTGGTGGCATTGGCCTGCGTACTAGTCCATTTGTTAGAAACGATATCGCCTAACAAACTTGCACCGTCTGGTCTAACGCTACTTAGTATATCATCAATAGCAGTAATATTTGCCCACAGCTAAGCCCATTGTCCTGCGCTCCCTAAGAAACCTTCGTGAGGAATATTGTTTATCATTAAAGTTCGGTTTAAACAATCATCTACAGCCGGAGTATCTATGTTTCTATCATTACCTTCGGTCTAAATCAATTTTGAAGCAGATAGTCCATCATAATAATATAATGCCGATGTACTATTTCCATCCTCAGGAATACTATTAAATAAAACATTAGAAGCAGCCCATTTCAAACTTTGAGGATATGTTCTATTTCGAACCATATCGATATCTATTCCAAATACCCCTCCTGCGGTAACTAATGCAGAAGTAGCTATTTTTATTACCTTTGCTTCTGAGTTTTGTCTAGAACCACCTTCTACCGCAATCTCCCATTGATCAGGAGTGAATTCTGTTCCATCGGAAGCTACTATATATAATCCGGATTGAGGATCATCATATCTTCCAGTAATATAACGAGATGTTCTATTTGAATACAAAGTTTGATTCTTAGTAGTAGGCATCATATAATATCCCGTCAAATCAGGGAACACGACCTGATAATTATTTCCGTACGGGACTAAAATAGACGCTTTTCCGTCAGAGCCAGTAGTAAGATGATAATCTGTATCATTGAACGTAACAGTTATTGTTATATCTTCTGCTGCAACATACGATCCATTTTCTTTCTTCAATGCAGTAATCTGTACTGATTCGCCTGTAATAGACGATTCTGCTTCATATTCTACCTCAATACTTCTTTGCACTAGCGTGGATGTATGTACTATTGGCGGAATTCTTCCGCAACCTTCGACGTCTGGAAATGCTAATCTGTATCTGTAGTCGTGAGGTACGATCAATGTACCCATACCGTTCTCATCAAGTGTTACAGTAGTACTTACATTAGGACTATTGTTATAATATACATTTATTACAAGTCCTTCGGCATCAAATCCTGTTACTTCAGATGTAACTACAATACTTATTGTTTCTTCTGTAGCTGTATTACTTATAACTCCGTTAGATGATATATTTATCCCCTATCCTGCTATAAGCACATCTTGCTTTGTAGCAAGACCGGCTGCTAATTGTGTTTTAGTAGAAAATACATCATTTGTCTTCTACCATAAAGCTGTTAATACTGTATTTGTCATAATTTAAAGAGATAAAGAGATAAAGATTAAAACGCGAAGAAAGGAACTACAACATAGCTGTTGCTCTTGCTGGTGTCGTTAAGAGAACTAGACCAATAATAAGCGCTGCCGGCAGAGTACTGCGTCGAGGTCCATTTATTAGAAGTATATGTGGAGAAAAGATTACTCCCTTCTGGTCTAGTATATTCTAATATTTCGTCTATAGTTGTTCTAATGTCCCATAAGATTTGCCATTGAGAACTTCC